GATAGCTTCAATTTCGTTAGGAAATCTACAATCAGAAACTACCACGTGATCTTGACTGGCACGAAGTTTGTTTTCCAATGCCGCAATCCAAATATCATCATGAAAAGCTCGACGACAAACTTCAGTGCCCCATTGTTGTAGTATCCAACGTGGTGTCAAATGCGGCATAGATAACCGTTCAGCCCACCAGGGATCAACTTGCTCGCGCCACTTGCGAGCAGCTTTGGTGCGGCCTTCTAGCCAATCTCTGTTCCATCCAAACACTGCTGCTACTGCATCTTTGAGTGTGTTAGCAAAGCTTTCACGTTTGAACCCATGAAAATTCACAAGAAAGTCAGCAATGGTATCTTTGCCTGAACCAATAAATCCGCAAATTCCTATAATCATATTGACCTCATTTGTTATCAAGTTTCATAAATTTTTCTGTCAGATCATTTGGAGCAAACTGATCATGCATCATAAAACAGTCAATGGTTGGTCCAACATATCCATACTTTGCCAACACACTGGCAGCACGCTCAAGTTCATGTTGATATCGTTGTTGGTTTATCATCCAATTATGTTCTACATCTTTCGCAAGCACTGCTGGATTTGTTGTGGCCAGATTGTGCAAAAATAGTATGTTTTCATAAATCATTTCCAAGCGCTGACCGCTGTCAACTTCTTGATCGTAATCAGCATGTGGAAGATAGTTTTCAAAAGTTCTATATCCCAATGACTGCAACCTTGCAAGTGTGCCAGGTTGGCCAGCAATCACAAAAGGATGTCGATTATCAATTGCTTTGTAAGTTTTTTCTGTTGCTCGTACGCTCACTGGCAAATTGTCTAATTCAAAAGTGCTTTCACTGACCAAGCTCACATTGGTCCTGGCAAAAATGCTGCGATCATAGTGAAAAGAGTTGGGAATATGCACACTGTCTCCGCTGACCACTGCAAGCATGTGGTCAGGGCTGCGTTGCAAGTTTACAAAATTTTCCCATTGTTGATCAGTGGCTGACGGAATCAAGTCGCGTACTTTTTTTTGTAGGGCTGTAGGCAAAAACAACGACCAAGTCAGTTTGTGTAATTGTTCTCGTTCGTAAAATTTGTACAATAGTGGTGCCCGGTGTGGCCTGTCTGGTTTGGCAATCAAGAACAAAATGCCTTGGCCTTTAGTAGGCATTGGCGTGGCAGCGTTGAATATTGTTTTTAACAACATAAAATCAAGATAGTGAACATCTATCTCTGGCATGTGTTCTTCTGCATACTGAGTGTAGTGATTAAAGAACACACAGAATTGCATCCCAAGATTGTGTATATATTTTTGTAATTCAAGTGTTTGAGCATATTGTGCCGACGGATTACAATCTTCTTCTCTGCATCCCAGTACCAATACATCTTGACTGTGTTTGGCCACATTTTCAAGGCTGTGTAACAAATTTTGATATGAATCAGGATTGAACTTTCCCCCAAAATCAAAAGTGACCACTTGCGTCATAATACCTTATTTTATCTGCTGAACTTTGAGGTATTTAAGAGTATTTTGTAACATGCCAATTTGTCTACGGCAATCTTCAAGCGCATGGTGTGTGGTAGGCGGAATAGGCTGATCAGGCCACAGTGAAAACACTGTGCGACTATCTCTTACCATGTAGTACTTCCAAGGCAACGGTTTATTGTAGCTCTTGTAGGCATGTTCAAGAATATTCATGTCATAGGTTGGGCCTTGAGCCCATATTCTTGTGCTGTGCCAAATTAACTTGCCTAGGCTGTCTAGGGCTTGGTCCAATGGAATGCGTCCATTTTCAGCAAATGCTTCTTCACGCACCACAGCAGGTTGCGAGGCCCACCAGTCAATGGTACCCTGTTCAATGCTGCGATTTTCCTGACTTTCCAGTGTGATTCTGGCATAGAATGACTGTTCATAATATCCTGACCCAACTGGATCAAAGGCCTGAGCAGCAATGGTAAGGATAGTGGTTTCTGGGCCTGTGCCCAGGCCTTCAAGATCAATCATGAGGTCCATAATCACAGTATAACACAACTACTGTTGCAGGTCAATGTTCATGGCCAATCTAAACCATTCTATCATGGCATTTCTAGTGGGGTGTAACTGATCAGTTTCCAGTTTGCCTGACATTTTGGCCCACTCATAAGGTGCTTCAAAGCGACAAAACTTTTTCCAATTTATCATGTTGTACAAAGGTGAGCTGGTATCCATGCAGCCAAAACTGTGTTCTTGTTCGTGATTGAAAGTGTTTCTTTGAGTGTCGTAGATAAACGCCATTTGATAACTTTGATCACGACTGTCCAACACTGCCTGCGTTGAAATTATGCTCAACAATGAAAGATCTGTGAGATAACGACTGTTGGCCGCTGCTCCTAGATACTGTGTTTGAAAAAACTTTTTTATTGATTTTGGTGTATGAGAATTTTGCGTGCCAGTGCCCAAGATGCCGCCTGAGTGGTACCAGGCCATGCTGCCCACTGAGCAGTAGGCAGTCCATTGATCTTTGGTATTGGGCGGATAAGTTTTGTGTAGATCACAGCTAATGGGAAAATCAACACGGTTGATGCCTGACCACAACACAATTACATGGTCATATTGATGTTCACTGAGTTGATATATGGTTCTTGCTGCTATGGCTTGATTGCCTGAGCCAGAGCTGGCCAACACATGATATTTTTTTGCATCAATGGCCAGGTCAGTGTCTGGCATACGATAGGTCAGTCTGGCCAAAAAACTGCACCCTACCAGCAGAGTTGCAGGCATGACTGTATCAACCAATGACCCAGGTCAAGGGCTGGCTGGCATCAACATACATCTTGAGTTGATCAATGAGGTCTGCTATGGCTTCTTTGGCTTCGGCTTTCATGGCAGTGCCGTTGAGTGTGCCGCCGCCCTGTGGACCTGCTATCTGTCCAAATTTTTCACGGGCCTCGCCAATGATCATCTTGCAGTTGGCCACCATGTAATCACGAATCCACTGTGAAATTTGATGATCACTGAGTAAATTTATTTCTGGTTTGAGATTGTATGTCCACAACAACACTGCTTCGCCTGTGGCTTTGGGATCTCTGATCAGCTGTAATTTTTTGGTCACAGGATTGAATGTGTAGTTCATGTAACCGCCAAACATTCTGGCTGCCAACTCCACATACTGCGAATAAAAATCATAGGTGGCCAGACCGCCAGCCACGTTGAAATTCATTAGGTAAACATTGAGACTGGCCTGACTAAACGGATCAAAGTTTGATGCATAAGGACCAGTAGCATCGCCAAATGTTCTACGAAAAACTTGTCTTACACTGCTGACTTCTTGAGGTAACTGATAGATATTTTCGTCTTTGACCAAGTACATGAAGCTGTAGCTTTCTTCATAGGCATTGTTGGCCCGCTGACGATAGGTACCAATGGTCTTTTGATAGGCTGCTTCGTAGTGCTCAGGATCCAGTTCAAGATCAATGATTTGACTGGCCAGCTGAAGCTGAACATATTCAATGAGATTTTGCTTTAATGTAGACAGACTGTCTTGCTGCTGCTCGGCCATATAGGGACTCCTGGTCCCTGTATTTATTGTTTGTTCTCTATCCAGCTTTGCAGTCGGTCAGCAATCAGTTGGTGGCCGAGCTGATTGGGATGGCAGTTATTTGGGCGGATGTAGGGATTATTTTCAGCGTCTTTGATATAATCGTCGATGTAGTTGGTTGCCCCAAACCAATCAGCTGCGGTTTCTTTGCCCTGCGCCCAAATTTTATCTACATTTACACAAGGTAACCATGTTGGATAGTGATTCCAGCCTGAAAAATAATAGTCAGAAATATTATATCGAGCACACCATGTTTGCAATGCACAGATGGCCAAGCTGTTTCTTAACACTGTGATTTCATCTTGGTGAAAGTGCAACCATGTGTGCATGAACACTTCTTTGGCTTCTTGATCCCAGTGAGATCGTTGATGTCCGTTGACGTTGAAATCTGCGCCATGTGGCCAGTATGCAGTGCGGTGGGGGTTGGTCAAAAACCCAATCACGGTGGTTTGATGATACGGGCGATGGTACTGATCAAAATATGACTGCAACTGTTGAACCATGTGTTCGTTGCTGGCTCCAGATTTGCCAAAGTTGTAAAACACATCAAAGTTCATCTGGGTCCGCAACAATTTGCCATAGGGCAACTCATCGCGGGCGAGTTCAGCGCCTTGTGTCCAGCTGTCACCTAGGGTCAATAACACTTTCATTATATGAGGGCAATCTATATTTTGAGGCTGTGGATATTTACCAACTCTTAAGAATGACCAGCGTATCTGTACCACGGCCATTCCAGGCAGTTTCTGTGGCCTTGATGTCTTTGAAAGCTTTGCGAGCTGCTGGCTTGCCTGCGGCAGTGATGGTTTTCAGTTGCTCTGCAGGCTTGCGCAGAGTTTTCTGCACAGTTTCCACAGTGGAGAAACCAATCACAGTGTTGTTCTTCACAGTGAATGCCTGCGCATGGCTGTCGGCCACCAAGTGTATGAGTTTGCGTTTTTTGGTGTCGTAGAGCCAGGCTTCGCTCTTGTCTACCAACTGAGCTGCTGGCAAGCTACGGAGTTTGAGATCAGCAAACTCAGTTTGAATTTTGAACTTGGCTGCACGTTTTTCTGGCGTGACAGGTTTGACCTTGCGAGGCTTGCGTTCTACTTTCTTGATCTGCACATAGGCACCGCAGTCAGTGATCACTAACTCGCAGAACTTCACACAGTTCTTGAGCTGTGTTTTGGTCAGATGACTGTAGCCCTGTGTTATTTGCGCATCTTCGCCGGCCACTGCCTGTTCAAACTCAGTCAAACGACGAGTCCAGTGATCTCGAATCATGCTGGTCAGCTGCGGAGCAATGTTCATGCTGCGCATGAGGCTCACAGGTTTGTAATCGGCTGTGAGCTTGGCACCTGACGCAATGAATTCGTCAAACATGCCTTCCATTTCGCCCAGGCACTCCGACACTTTTTCACGCAGTCGATCCTGGATGGTTATTTTGGCAGGTT